AAATCATGGCGTGTCGTTACCGGATAAACGCCTTTCAATGCTCTTTTCGTATTCTGATTTCTGCTTGTCTTTTAGGCCGTTGGATGCTAAGACTCCACCCAATGACCCGGTGAGAAAGATCGCCAATGTCTTAAGCAGATCGATGAAAGCTGCATCATTGGGAGCTTGTGCTCCAATTGGCTGTGTCACAAAGATCAATGCGTAAGTGATGCCCAAAGTGACAATGAGAAAAACGATGGAGAGTACCGCACCAATGAGAAACATCAAGCGTGCCTTGATTTCCTCTTGACTTAATCTGTCTTTATTTTTTGAAGCCATCGCCTACCAAATCCTCCGAACAGGTACCAGTGACCTTGCATTGCGGTTTTTTGCACTCTGGGTTTTCCCAATTTTCATGCAGCTGGCATGGGTATCGCACCCACCCATCATAACCACACCCGGCAAGGCTTAGCGAAAGGACAAAAGCTAAGCTTGCCGCGAGTGATTTCCGGATCATTTCCCCGTTGAGCCGAAAGCTGTATCAGCTGGATTGAGCCAGCGCAAAATGACAGGCACAACAGCTGCAACGCCGCCCATTGCCATTGCCTTGAGATCGCCACCAGCCATGTACACGGCCAAAGCTGCCGCGATGTATGAGCGACCCCATGAAGCCGCAATTGCTTTTGCTTGATCCATTATTTTTCTCCTTTTGGTCGATCTGGTAAATCACCAGAAAAAGGCTCATAAGCTGGTCGGCCGTAACCGACAACAAATGAGCGTGCTCCCAAAGCTCTTGATTTGACCATCACTTCACCACCATTGCGCTGATCTCCACCGCCTGATGTGTTGCCTTCTATGGTCACAATCTGTTTTTCTGAACAGCGGATCACCAAGCCAATGTGGTTGATTGTGGTTTTGCCATCGATGATGAAATCAAAGAAAACAAAATCACCAATTTTTGGTGTGGTGTGCCATTGCTTACGCTTTTGAAATGCCTCAGCTCCGGCTCTTGTGCTGACAACATTTGGCACCTTGACACCGGCCTGATCTGCACACCAATTGAGAAACGATCCGCACCATGGCAGATTGTCGGCCTTCATGTGCTTGCCGTACTTCGTTTCGTTGTTTCCGGTCTCAGCTGTGCCGACTTCGGCCAAAGCAACCTGAATCAATCGAGGCAATGTGCCTTGTGGAAAATTACTCATGGCGCGGTTGGAAATTCCGCATCCTCAGCCAACCCACCTTGAGCCGGTAAATCGCGCAATGCTTGGCGATACTCAGCCCAAGCTGTTTTGTTAGCTGGTGAATCCGTCAGCTGTGTCCAATCGGATCCAGCGAGTTGAGCGTTACGCCAAAGCTTAATTTGTTCCCATTTTTGATCGTTTGTGGCATCTGGAAAAAAAGAATTAAATTGGAAACTCATTTTATGACTCCTCATAAGAAAATTGCATGACTAAAACATCTGTATTGCCCCAAGTAAATGGAACTGTTGAGGTTACATTTGAGGCGTTTGTGTAAGTTCCATTGGCCACCTGCGCTTGGGGATAAGCTGTACCGCTAAGAATTAAAACTGCACCAAAATAGGATGTGTTTCCTGTGTCTTGCATCATAACAAATCCACTATAAAAAACACTTTGGGCTGGAGTTGTTGGCGCAGCAATTGCTGGCGTATTACCAATGCTGCTTGTTGATCCTAAAGTCAATTGATAAAAAACATTTGTAGTTTTTCCAATTTGTTGGTATCGCGCTACTTCTGTGCCGTTGCCAACAGTTATGTTGGAGCGTGATGGTGTAAAAGCTGCCCATGCACCAACGCCGCTTGCTGGTGTAGCCCAGACAAAATCCATGTCTGTGTTTGAATTCTTGGCCAACACTTGACCAGTTGTGCCGCCTAAAAGATCAGCCATTGATGAATCGACCGCTTGACCAAATACCTCAAAATCAGCTGGCAAATCCGTGACCAAATCGGTCGGTGTCGGCATTTGCCAGTTAAAATTTGATGTCGGGTTTGCCATTTTTTCTCCTTACGCTACGACTAAGGCATCAGCCCATGTGAGGCTGTTGCTGATTGTGTTCCATTGTTCTGTGATCGAGACATCCTGCCATTGCATGGCTTGCAATGAAAATGCCAATGGGGAAAGAATAGCCGTGACAGAGATTGTGTTATAAGAGGCACGCCATGTCCAGCCTTCAACAAAACCCAAAAATGTACCGGCTGCCATGTTCAGAGGCAGGTCGTTGATACGCATTGGCAATCCCATAAAAATGTTGATCAATGCATCGCGATCGGCATCATCAATTTCTGGATTCGTCAGCTCAAATGTGATTTGGTTGAAATTGGCCTGTGGGTAGGCTCGGAGCGTTAAATAGAAAGCTGCTTGATCCTCGGCATCGCTGGCATTTTCAATCGTTGTCGTGATGATCTGCGCTAATTTGCCATAGAGGCCAATCGATGTTGCATCAGAATCCACAACCTCATTGCTGGAATTGTTGCCGTACCTCAACACAATTTCGTTGCGTATGTCACCGGATCGTGTCTGGATTGATAAAGAGCTTGCAATCGCTTGAGCGGCTGACACATCGGTGTATCCATTGGCGGCAAGGTAGGTGGATCGGTGGGTGCTGTCTGCATAACTAATTTGGCCTTGTGCGTTTTCGTAAATGTAGCCCAATCCCGATGTTGCTAAAGCTGACACAAGAGCATAAACATTGGTGGTCGATGATGATCGATTGGCCAGCTCGTAATTACCTGGTGTATCAATCTGACCCAATCCGGTGTTTTCAGCTGTTGCCCATGTCGTGCCGCCATTGTAGGTTGCCCATGTCAATGCAGCTGGCACCTCGTTCCATGAATTGATCAATAGATCGGTCAGAATTGACAAAATTTGATCACCATCAAAATCCTTGGTCAAAACGCCTTCAGTCAAAGCTTTTGGCAATCGAGACAATGCACCCAAAGCTGTAATGCTCACCGATTGATTGATACCCACAACGCCCGATGCAACAATGCCGATGTCAAATTCCACAACAGTTCCACCAAAAATTGGCACAAATGCAGCTGTTGAATCTTGCAATTCAATAGTGATTGCATCATTGATTTCAATTGTCACATTGGATTGATCTAGGTTGATGATTTCCAAATTGGTATATCCGGCCTGTGCCTGTTCATAGATATTTGTGCGGCCGCTGGTAATGGTTAAATTAGCCAAAATGGCAGTTTGATACTCAACACCACCAATGGTCACGCGCCAAATTGGATTGAATAGGCTCATGCAATTTGCAGGTTAGTTGCGCCACCTGTGCCGCGATAGAAAGAATCATTGATTGTGTTCACAATTTCGCGGGCTGTGCGCTCTCGGTCAAAAGCACCGCTCACATTGATGTTATAAGTGGCACCACTTGTTGCGGCCTCAGCTTGTCGAAAAGTACCAGCATTAAATGAGCCTGAAACAATGTTATTGGCTGCCGCTGCCGCTGCATTGGTCGCTGTAGTAATTCCGCTTGTTGTGACAATACCTCCAGCTCCACCCGTAACACCGCCTGTGCCGCCTGTGCCACCTGTGGCACCGCTTCCGGCAGCTGGTGCAAAACCTGATGCAAACGGGATTGATCCGGTTGATGGAGCATCCATTGAATCCTTGCCATCAAAAATCTTGGTTGCGCCATAGATAGCCGCTGCAATACCTGCCGCGCTTGCTAAGCCAAGGAAAGGATTGGCTGCAAATCTAGCTGCAATGGCCGCACCCAATGCCGTGTTTCTTAAAGTGACATAAGCGGCTGTCAATAGCTTGATCAAAGCAATAGTCGCTTGCACACCAGCTGCAATTTTTGAGGCAACAAATATGGTTGCAATAACCCCGGCAACAATTAAAAGTTCATCTTTGAAAGCAATGACAGTTTCAATTAAACCTTTAACCTTTTTGCCCCACTCAATTGCTGTTTTCTGTGATTGGGTCAAACCTTCATCAAGGCCATTTGCTCCAGTTAAACCATCAACAAAGCTTTGAATTACAGGCACAACATTGGTCAAAATATACTCAGTCAAAGCTGTGACGGCTGGCAATAATGCCGCGCCCACTTGTTCTTTGGTTTCATTAATGGCGATTGATAATTGTTGAAACTTAAATGCGGCTGTTTCTGATTGATTCTCAATAAATCCATCAAAAGTCTTGTTGAGCAATTGTTGTGTTTCATCAAATGTCAATGTCTTAAGCGTTGCAGCATCGATGCCAACGCCTAATTTGGTCAAAGCTGTATTTGACCCATCAAAGCTCTTGGCAACAGCATTTGTGACAGCCTCCAAAGGCTTACCCGTGGCAGCGGCAATTTCTTGGCTTAAAGTCAATAATTCTTGAGCTTTGGTCAAATCTCCTGTGGATCGCAAAAGGCGCGACAAAGCCGGACGGATAATGTCATCGGTTGTGGCGGTGGCAATGCTTTGAGCCGTCACATATTTATCAATCCCGGCAATCTGATCAGCTGTGGCATTTGTAGTGTTGCGGATAGTTTCCTCAAGCTTTTTTTGCCCGGCTTCATCCTCAGCGGCAGCTTTAACAGATGCAATGGCAAATGCACCGATGGCCGCACTAGCTGCGGCAAATGCCACGGCCGCTTTTTTGCCAAAATCGCTGACACGGGTTGAAAATGAATCAACATCAGTTGTTGCGCTTTTGACACCGCTTTTCAGCTGATTAAGATCAGCATCAAAAGTGACTGTGACTTTTGGAATTCTGGCCATTATTCTAATCCGTTCGATCTGATGATGGTTTGAACCATTGCAATATATTCCTTAGCGACCACAGGTGTGTACCAATCAACAGCTGGTGTGATCCAATAACCGCCCGGATTGG